TAAGCAATTGACCGTTTGGTACCTTGAACAATACCTCCCCCTCTGTTGATGTTGTCCGGTCTAAAATCGACACCTGTGAAAGAGGAGATGATGTTACACAACCCTTCTTTGTGTTCTTTATCAAAAACACCGTCGACGTTTTCCCATACGTTGTACTTGGGAGATTTTGACTCAAGAATTCCTCCATATTTAATGGCGAGTTGAGCACGTAAGTCATCCATTCCTTTTCTGAGTCCTGAATTTGACCAAGCTTGGCACGGTGTGCCTCCGACGAACACGTCGAAATCTGTTTTTTTGAATTTTTCATCGTCTAGTAAGTTTAACATATTTGAATAAAATGGAACATCGGGGTAATGATGTTTAAGGACTTTTTGTGGGAAACTTGCAAAGTCACATAGACCCACACATTCCCAACCAAGTGGTTCCCAAGCGACGGTCGCAGCCTCCATACCACTACATACTGAAAAATACTTCATACGTTTGTAAGTTTAAATTGTTTCGATACAAATGTAATGATAATTTCGGAAATACAAAAAAAATTTAAAATATTTTTATTATGTAACGTAATTAATTGATTATTAGTAATTTAAAAAGTCATATCTTTCCTTTTTCCACTCAATATTTGGGTGTGATTTGAATCTATTTGTTAAGGTTTCAACCGCAGAATCAAATACATTAATGACTGGTGTATTCGCCTTACCATATTGTTGAACTAGAATACCTTTTCGGTATTGTAAATTGATTCTTTTTCTTTTGTGAGTTAACGCAACGTAAACATAAAGATTACCATTACTAAATTGTTTACTCATACAGTTCTTCATAATATGCCCCTCCAATCTAAAATCTTCCTCAGTTAATAAAATCTTAGGTGTGTATACTTCTCCATCAATTTCAATTTCAGTTTCAATAACACTAACAAAGTCTTCAGGGAATTCATATCTTAATTTATATCCACGCGCAAGATGTAGTTTAATTCCCGACCAAGTCTCTAACATATTTTCAAACTCGTAATCATCTTTTGCTTTAAATTTTAATTCAATATTTCTCGCCTCTAATAATTCTCTAATTGAAAATAACTTATTAAGGTTATATATTAGAGAATCAGATCTTAATGTTTCTTTCTCCCAACCACTAATAAGTTTAACCATTGATTTCTTTTCAACGTCATTCTTTAATTTATGTATTTTTTTGTTTGTTGGTAAATCGTAACAATGTAACCCCCAATCAAATTGTTTCAAATATTCTAGATAGTTCTCACCAAATAATTTACAAATATAATTTAAAGAACTAATGTGAATTGGTCTCTCATATTTTACATTTAGTTGACTAACTAAGTACTTTGATTTAATCCCATATGAATCAAGTATTGATGGTAGGAATTTATTGTCATTCTTAACCAACCACTTCTTTTTTGGGTATTCATATTTAATATCTTCATACACTCCGTCGTGTGACTTAATATCCTTAACGTCTAAATGATAGTCAACCAACATATCATATAATGGATTTACAATACTTTTGTGTTCGTAGTTCTTAGATTTAATAAAATCACTTTTAAAGTTAGGTTCTATTTTCTTATAGATAATGTCATTAATCGATTCAATTGCCCTATCATACTTAACACCCCAAAACTTTAATCTCTTTTCACCTCTATAATATCCATTCTCACTTAACTCAGAAAGTAATTTGAATGAATTCTTTTTAGTTAGGAATGAGGATTTAAATTGCTTCTCATCTGTTAAGTTATTATTGTTAAGTCTATAACCAACAACAATATCTCCAGTCGATATGTTTAAATTAAATGTGTGGGTAAATGTAATTTGTTTCTTGGTTCCGTATCGTTGATAATCAAAATCAAACGTACCAACAAATTCAATATTGTTATCGTCAGAGTATAATTTCAAATCACATAATGAAACCGACCCGCTTTTAGTGTCTACCTTTTTCTGATTGTGTATTAATAATAAATCCATCTACATAAAATATAGATGGATTTATTTAGTTTGTGTAGTTAAAAATCTTCGAAGGGTAATCTGATGCCGTTGAATATATCTGTAACCCTGACTGGTGGTAACTCTTGCGTAATTTCGATACCATTTATTTTAACTGGAACCTTCTTCTTTTCTTTCCAATTAAGGGTTCCCCATCTTGAACATTGTTCTATTTTTTGAGACAATAATAAAAGACCGTCTTCAAATGTTGGTGGCGGTGAGGCGTTACAGAATGATCTCTGTTGAATGCACTTACCAGATTGAATATCGAACTCACAAGTTACCCTATCCATCCCACTTTTATTTCTTAATGATATGACTATAGATTTATCTTTATCAGAATAGGTTGCAACACAGTGGTGCATAAACACGCCCTCTTCAATATAATCTTCTTCCCTTCTAAGAACGTAAGGGTATAATGTGTGTAAGGATGTATCATTTTCCAAACACTCTAAAGGTTTTTGTAAATCTTCTAAAACTTTATCTTCGTATTGATATTCAATGACCCAACCTTTTTTGATTGCTCCCATCATTTTAGTTAACTCTCTATGTTCGACGTGAAATTCGTCCATAGTTCTAGCCTTCAAATAAATAGATGAATCATATTCTCTAACACCCTCAATCATTCTTATATGGTCATCAACCAACTGAATAAATCTTTCAGAAAGAGCACTATTGGAATCCATATAATTAAACGAGTTAACTATCTTTATAAGGTTTTCTTTTTCGATATCCTTTAAACCGTATACCTTATTCATTTCCCTTAACATCACCGCTTTGGTTCCAACATCGTTATAATTTGTAATTCCAAATTTACGGGTCGACTTTTCAAATATCATTGGGTTTACATTTCCAATGTACTTTGCATAATCACTATCAAAGTAATGAATGAACTTACATAAACCATAAATGTCAATGTTAGGATATTCGTGTAAAATTTTAATAGTTGCTTTAGTTTTAATACCTAACATATCCAAAACGGATGCCACTAATTTCCTATCGTTCTTTTTTAAGAACTTCTCTGTGGGATATAACTTAGTTAGAAGGTAATCATAATGACTGTTTGGTACTTTAATCTTTTTCTTTTTGATGAATGCGGTCATTACGTCGCTAATGAAGCTTTCTTGATTTGATGAATATGAGATACATCCTAAATCTAAACCCAAAGATTCTTGAATTTTACTTGTAAATAAATTATCATCAAAACTATCCTGGTAATCATTATACAATCTTGAGTTGTAACCCATCCCATTTGTTTTAATTGTAAGGAATGATGTGTTCTGAATTAAATTATGTAACGATTGGAAACTATTTGTTCTGAATACTTGTGAATTTTGTTTACCTCTAACAGTTTTAGTTAAGGTTGTAAAATTACCAGTAACCAAATTAAAAGTTAAAGACTGAACAATATAACTTTTTTTAAAGTAAATGCAGTTATAACTTCTGTGTTTATCTTGTCTATAAAGTTTGATTGTAATCTTATCTCCGTGTCTTCTGATTGATCTTTCAATTGTGGTTACATTTATTTCGGAGAGAGGTCTACCATAGTGACTTTTAATTTGTCTATCCTTTGTCGTTTCAAAGGAACAATTACCTAACTTATTTTTCTCAATGTAATAAGTTAATCGAAAGGTTTCATCTATTGGTTCAGTCGTTGCCGCATAAAATACCTTCTTCTTTTTTTTCTCAGGTAAGGTGACTATTTTACCAGGGTTTAATCCTTCCTTTAAACGTTCAAGTTTTTTATTTGGGTCATCCCAATCAATTTGTAAACTATCTAAATGATTAATTAATGATTTGGACAAATCCTCTTTCTCATCTAATCTACAATAATCCTTAAATGGGGTTATCGTGGCGTATTGATATTTTTCTCTTAAAATGTCTTCCATCTTTATAAGTTTAGGGTACAAATATAGTAAAAAAAGTTAGGATATTCGTATTTATATAAAAAAATATATTATGGCGAAAGCAAAAGGTTCATCTACAGCTCAAAAGGTTTCTTTTGGTAAAAAAGGTAAGGGTAAATGTAAGAAAAATTTCGGTCCAAAAGATCAAAAACCAAAGAGATACAGAGGTCAAGGTCGTTAATGTAAACGACCCCCTCCCTTGTACGCTTTAACGTATCTTGGCTCATCAATACTACTGAGCTTAACATTCTCGTATCTATTGGCTGCGTGGACAAAAATCCTATTACCTAAATAAACACCACAATGCCAACCACTTGGACTTTGAGTGCTTCTAAAATAGATAAGGTCTCCCATTTGTAAACTATCTTTAACGACTCTAGTTATCTGATACCATTGTTGATAGCAGACATCTTTTAAATCAATACCATATACGTCCTTATATAATCTTTTATTGAATTGTGAACAATCAATACCTTTTTTAGTACTACCGCCCAATTTATACTTAACACCCAACCAACTATTAATGAAATTACCTAACGGTGGGTTATTTATTTGTAACCATTCCACATAGTCCGCAAATTGATTGCGTTGTACCGTCTGTGCCACCAACCCCCTAGAGATCAGCATTAGCGTTGTAATTAAAATAATTTTTCTCACAATAATGATAATTTGTTTTATTTTTAACCATTTGACCTCCCCAACTTTTGTTGTAGTTGTTGTATTCGTAGTTTATCTTTTTGATTTGGTACTTTCTTTGATTTTAATTCTAAAATCTCTTTAATGATTTCTTCTTTACTCATAATTTAATTACTTAGTGGTGCCTTTATTGATGGGTGTGATTGATAATTTTCTAATATTACGTCTTGTTCCCCAAATGAAAATATTCCATCCCTAACGTGTACGGTTGGTAAATCAAATGGTTCTCTGTTTATTTGTTCTTTAGCTTGTTCAATATGGTTTTTATATAAATGAACATCCCCTAGATTACCTATTAATTCATCAGGAACCATATTCATCTCATCTGCAATCATTTTTAATAATAAACCATATGATGCGATATTGAATGGTAATCCTAAGAATGTATCTACAGAACGTTGATTCCACATTAAAGAAATGGCTCTTTTGGGAATATTATATGCTTGTAATTCCTCACTTAATCCGCCGCCAAATGGAACAATATCTTCAACCATTAATTGAAATCTTTCTTCTCCAACTTTCTTCTTTAATAAGTCCCACATCTCTTCACCTGTTAATTTTCTTGTGTAAACTTGAAATCCATAATGACAAGGTGGTAAAACCATTTGGTCTAACTCACCCACATTCCAAGCAGATACCATTAATCTTCTACTATCTGGATTTGTTTTTAATTCGTTGATTAAGTTTTGGATTTGGTCTATTTCTGGATATTTGAAATATGATACTCCATCTAAATATTCATCTTCAGTTTTCCAACTTCTCCACTGTTTACCATAAATTGGACCTAATTCACCCCACACATTTGCCTAAGCATTATCGGTTTTAATTAAATTGATAAATTGTTCTTTTGTATAAGATGCTTCATGTTGTGTTTCTTCTAAATAATTTTTATAAGCATCACCATCCCAAATATGGCAATCGTAATCCAATAGGAATTTGATATTAGTATCTCCTCTTAAAAACCATAAGAGTTCTGTAACGATAGATTTCCAATGCATCTTCTTCGTGGTGAGTAAAGG